AAGAAGTACGACCCGCGTGAGGTGCGCTGTGATTGAAGTATTACCCGAACAATCGACCCACGAGCAGTTACTAAACCGTGTGCGCTCGTTGGCCCGTGAGCTGGCGGAGGCGAAGGCTGCGCTGGCGGCTGCTGAAGGACGCGAAAACGATCTGATCGATCGGATAAGGGCAGGGCTATGAGGACGCTGCTTTCAATCCTAGCGCTGTTTGGCCTAAGCACTGGCAAGCTAGGGAACGCACTAATCGACCTACGCCCGATCGCAAAGAAGATCGACGTTAAGAAAATTAAAGTTCGTATCACTGGCTACTGGCCGGGTGAGGACGAGTGGAGCAGTCGCTATCAGTCGAGCACTGGCACCAGGTTGCGGGCTGGCCGTCACTGTGCCGTCGATCCAGACAACATTCCGCTGTGGTCAAAGATCCGCGTGATGGGCGGAAAGCGGGAGTGGGTGGCCGTGGACACAGGCACGGCAGTTAAGAGTAAAAAGGCGAGCGGTGGAAAGCTGCCAGTGGTGGACGTATTTGCAGCCAGTGAAAAGCAGTTTAACGCGATGCGGTTGCCGAAGGTGGCGATGGTGGAGGTGATCAAGTGAGTACGACAGCCGCTAGGCTCGCATCACAACGTAATCGGGCTGCGGGCCTTGGAGATACTCGGCCGACTTTCCGTCGACTTGGCGTGATTGCTGGCATGCTGCGCCGGGATCTGACGCTGCCTAGCTGTGCCAGGTTGGGCGTTAAGCTCGAATGTAGCTACAAGACCATCCAGCGGGACATCGATCTGCTGCGCGACTTTTTTGGCTATCCGCTGGAATACGACGCCAGCAAGTACCACTACAAACTGGCGGGGCCGCTGCCGAAGGCGGTGCTGTGAGCGAGGCCAAGCAATACTGGAAGGCAGGGGCAACCGCAGAAATGTTGGTTCAAATAGATCTAACTAGATTTGGTCTAAATGTATCAAAAGCAGGCGACGGACTTCCTTACGATATTTTAGCAGAAAAAAATGGTAAGGTTTTGCGGATTCAGGTCAAAAGCACGCATCAGTTAAAAACAAAATCATCTTTTGCGTTCAGAACAAGTAGGAGGGGCGACAAAACATACAATAAAGATGAGGCCGATATTTTTGCGCTCGTCAATCCAGACGGATGCATAATTTACAAACGTCTAGAAGTGCACAATCCGGCAAACATCTACATAAAAAAAGAGAAGTTCAACCCTGCAGAAACAGAAAAAACAAAGGAAAATATCTTTAATTCTTTGCTGCAAAATTACGAGTTGTATAGGCAGGACGCACAACGAGAAAGGCTTTTGATTGATGCAAGCGCAAGGGCGTTAGAATTCTTTTGGGATTTAGAGAAACTATCCGAGTCAATCCTTAGTAAACTTCCTAATGATCCGTCGTTTTTCCAGTGCATATTAGATAGGGCCATAAAAGCCTATCCGGAAACCTATCTAAAAACACTTTTTAGCCAGGAGCCTGCTCTATGAGCCTGCAGGATCTTTTAGTGATGTTTTCCGCCCGCGTCATAGGTACTTACACGCCGGAGCAGTACGCCGACTGTGTGCGAGAGGCCCGCGCCAATCGCCACCGCTGGGGAATGGGGCAGTGGTGAGTGTTGATGCAAATCATCAGAAGTTTCTGACTCATTTGTCAGATAGTGATGCGGCTAGGCACATTATTGCAAAATACCTTATCCGAAGAGGACATGAGGTAACAATACCTCCGACATCACGAGCTGAAAAAAAAGCAGATTGGCGAAAGCATGCAGACAATGGAGACCTTTATATTAAACAACGCATCGAAGTGAAAATGCTTGGCTGTGATTTCACAAATAAATCTGATTGGCCATATAGGGACAAATTTATTGTGTGTGCAAAGCACTCGTGGGATATGGCTAATCCTAAGCCATACGGTTATTTTCTTCTTAACAATAAAGCTACCCATTTTGCGTTTGTTTCTAACAACACATCTCCGAAATGGACTTCTGATGTACGAAAAGACGGCAGATACGATTCTGTGTCGCAAGAATTTTACTTCTGCCCAGTTGAGCTAATTCTTTTTGGAGTAATTCCATCATGTCCGTAAAGCGCCTCACCTGGCATCTTGCCGTGCTCGAACGTGCGAAGAAGAATTTACTAAAGAAGCAGTACGACGCAGTGCGCACTCGGCTGGATCTGGCCGTTCTTATGGCAACCGAAATGCTAAAGCAGGCCGAAGGATTTAAGGCGAAAGCCGTTGAGGCAAAAAAAGCAAAGGAGAGCAAATGAAGGATCTAGGTAAAATTACTTTTGGCAAAGCACGGCCTGCGGCGAAGCAAGTTTTAGTAGACGTAACCTATGACGCCAAGACGGCTAAGGCGTTGCACGCATTTGGGCTGAAGAAGCTAAAAAAAGATCAAGAGGCAGTGATCGAGTACGTGATTAAGAAAGCGTTAGAAGGGTTGGTTAAAAAATGATCGCACCCCTTCCACCCGCAATCGAAGCCATCCACCGCAACGGGGCCGCTGAAGGTGAGCGCAACACGCAACTATTTAAGCTGGCCTGCCAGTGGCGCGACCAAGGGCTGACTGAGTTCGACGCAACGACTAACGCAGAGGAGTGGGCGTTTAAGGTGGGGCTATCGCAGAACGAGGCCGTCAGTGCGGTTAGATCCGCGTTTAGCAAGCCAGCCAGGGAGGCATGGAAGCCTAAGGCTAAGTATGCTTATCAAAACGGGGCGATCGTTCGCGAGGATCTCCCGGTGCCGCCGATGCCGATCAGCGTGGAGAGTGGGCCGGTCGATAAGTTCCTGACTACCTGTTTCGACGTGGGCGATCAGATCAATATCTGTCGATCAATTAAAGACGGGGATCGAGAGCGCCCGGACGGTGCAGGGGAGACGCGAAGCCGGGAGGAGTGGCTAGAGCTGTTTAAGGCCGACGGGTTGAAGGAATGGCAAGGCGATGCAGTGGGCGTCTATGTGTCGATCAACGCTAACAACGGAAAGAATCGGAAGGCGGAGTCGATCGTGAAGTACCGCCACTGCCTTATCGAGTTCGATGAAAGCACGCTGCAGGAGCAGTGGGCGATCATTAAGCGCAGTGGCCTGCCTACGTCGTCCATCATTAAGAGCGGAGCACGTAGCCTGCATGCATGGGTGGAGATTCGGGCAGCCAATGCCAAGGAGTTCGCTGAACGTGTGGACTTTATTTACAAGCACCTAGAGCACAGCAAGCCAGATCCGGCGAACAAGGACGCAGGGCGGTTGTCGCGGTTGCCAGGTGCTATGAGGACGGCCACAGGCTTACAGCAGGAATTAGTCGAGTGTGGCGCACCTACACTGACCTACATGGAGTGGATGGAGCGCACGATCTACGGGGATATTCCTGAGCCATATAGCTGGGAGCAGTTGGTCAATTTTAAGGATGATGCCGATATAACGCAACTACTCGGCAAGCGGTGGATTTGCCGTGGCGGTTCGGCGTTGTGGGTGGGTAGCAGCGGTCTGGGTAAGAGCGTGCTGTGCTTGCAGGCCGCAATCACCTGGGCGGCCGGGCGTGATCTGTTTGGAATTAGCCCGCACGGTAAGCCGTTGAAGTCGCTGATCGTGCAGGCCGAGAACGATGAAGGCGACGTGGCAGAGGCGTTGCAGGGCATCTTAAAGGCACTGGATCTGACCGCAGAGGAGCTGGAACGAGTGAAGCAAAACATCGTGATCGTGCGTGACTGCACATCCACAGGTGAGCGGTTCGTCGATAGGATGCGTCGCCTAGCTGAAAAACATAAGCCCGATCTAGCCTGGGTGGATCCGTTGCTGGCGTTTATCGGTGGCGACTTATCCAGCCAAGAGACGGCCGGTGGCTTTTTGCGTAATTTGCTTAACCCGCTCGCCCTATCTGGCGGATTTGCTTGGATGCTTATGCACCATACGCCAAAGCCGACACGTGACGGCAGCGGTTACCAAGGACACGACAAGGCGTACAGCGGATTTGGATCGAGCGAGCTGACGAATTGGGCAAGAGCCGTTTTAATGCTGTCGCCTTGTGGCCAGGATGAGCAAGGAACATACACATATAAGCTAGAGGTGACCAAGCGCGGAAAGCGGTCTGGCTTGCGTTCTGGCGTAACTGCGAGCGATTTAATTGCCAGTAAGACGCAGCCGCTAGTCCATCTAAAGCATGCCGACAAGGGCATGGCGTGGATTGAGGTGGGAGCGCCTGAAAAGTCAGTAGGCCGTAGGGCAACGTCGATTGATTGGGCCAAGCTGCCCGAAGGCGCCAAGTACACTCAAGTTGTTACATTTGTACAACAGGCCACCGGGCTACAGGAACGGCAAGCAAAGGCCCGCGTGAAGCAGGCTAAAGATGACGGTTTAATTGAAGAAGCCAGTGATGGCTTATTCAGCAAAAAGGTGACAAATGAGCCATTCTAGAGTTAGTGCAGTAACCCTTATTGCACTAGTGCAGTATTGCGGAGCATGTAGGTGCAGTAATAAAGGCCCTTTAGGGCCTATTATTGCACTAATGCATTACACCATTTCCATTACTGCACTAACGACTGCACTTGCGAGGTTAATCTAATATGATAGATCAGGAAGCAATCGAACGAATCCCAGCGGTTATTAGATCGGAAGAGC